TTTGATAGTGCTTTCTTTACGTGTGGGATTACCCTTCTTAATAGTTTCAGAAATATTTTGACTTGTAATATTCATTTATATAAAATCTATTTAGATTTATTTTTAAATAGAAATAAAATCAAATTTAAATAATTAATTCATCTTTGTATTTAATAGCTTCTTCAAGAGTTTTAAATCTCTTCATTACTTTTAGATCCTTTCGGTTTATCTGAACTCTATAACCATATTTAGTTTTTGAAATATGTTTATGTCCGGTTTTACTATTATAACAAAGTTTATATTCTGACAGATTATTATTATTCTCTTTTTTTGTCGCCCATCTTAAATTACAAATTCTATTATCTGTTCTTATTCTATTAATATGATCCACAAAAGGTTTATTTTCTGGATTCGGAATATAATGTTCACAAATTAATCTATGAATGAAACAAGGTCGCCCACCGCCTTTTCCATCACGAAGATTTACTACATAGTATCCATTTGGTCTTAATGAATGCTTTAAAAATTTATTTGTATTTTTACTGAATACTCTTCCATCTTCATAAATTAAATAATTAGAATATCCGTTGATTTCCATTTATTATAATAATAAAATTAACTTTAAATAGTGGTTATTTGTCAGACTACGCGTTATACACTTCCATATACCCTGAATCTAATCTTGCTACACGGATATATTCACAGAAAGAGCGGAGTAAATTGATTACTCTGCCGGTAGTTGGGAAACCACCCGAAAGGTGTAATTCAATGCCACGCTGTCCAACACGACCATTAGTGAGTCTAGTTCCCAGATAGAACATATGATCATCTAGTCCTGTTTGAGCCCGCCCCTGATAAGTATCGGCTGTGAAACCACCCGTAGTGCCGCAATTACTATACTGCTGGCGAGTAATGAAAGGAACACCTTCAGATTGCTGTAAAATAGAGAAGAGACGTGCCGCACTATCAACATCGCTAGTAAACTCAAATCTATCATTATACCGAATATTATATTTGATTGGATCAACTATTCCCGAACCATTGACATCTCTGCTAAGACTATGATTTCTCCCCATGATAGTATTTTCATCTTGAGTATCAGAGACTAATAGTGAAATTACACGTGGAACCATACGATTCGCCATACCCAGATTGCGAACAATACCCGAACCGAGAGCCGTGGGAGTAGTAGATGCTTCGATTAACCGATAATCAACGAATGTGAAATTTAAGTTCTTGCCCCGACCCATAGCGTATCTGTCCATTTCATCACTAGTTCCATAGAAGATATAATCAGCACAGAACTTAAGTTCATCGCGAACAATTTCACAAGCAACATCCTGTGTCTGTCCAGCAGAAATCTGAACACGATAATCTACAGTTGGGTAGAAAGTAATTTCAATATTGATTGGTTCTTTAATGAGATATAAGGGAAGCTGATTTACTTTAAGGAAAGGAAATAGATCACTTAAATCAATGCTGTATGAAGGGCATTCTTCGGGTTTACTATTATCCATCCTTGCCCACGAAGGCTGATTTAATCTGCTATTAGTTGAATCATATTCTAATCCGTTATCAAGACCAATATTATCAGCGAATACTTTACTATCATCATTATAAACGAAATCAAAATTCATACTGCGACCAGTTAAATACATCTCACGTTCAAGATTATTCTCATTTGTAATTAATGAAGATTTAACACCGTGGAGAGCAGACCACGAATCAATTTCATTAAGAGTTTTATTACCAATCTTTAAAACAGCTTTCTTTACAATTTGACCGATTCCAACTTGCGGCTGAAGGAAAACATCAGTCTGACCAGCACCGGGTTTTAGTGCTACGAATAATTTACTGTGAGAGTGTAAGAACCCTTTGTTCTGAAGAGTAAAACGACAAAAACCATCTGTAGTAGCAGCACCTTGCGAGAAAACGACTGGTTCCAGAAGGTCTGTTTCTAACTGCTGAGTGTAGTTAGCAGGGATTTGATCAAGCATAAGGAAGTCTGGAATATCATCATCCGACATATTTATTTTATAATTAATCTATTATAAAAAAAATAAAAAAAATTTAATCAATTTAAAAAATATAGAAAATAATTATTTGAAATCGCGATTAAAAAGTAGTAAATAACAAAATTTATATGTCAAAATTGTAATTTTATCTTGTGATTTCTTGATATAAATAATTTTATTATTGTATCTTTTTTGATAAGAATAAATTTTCTTTTTTTTATCAAAATATATTCCACGGTGTCCATGTTTATTTTTCTGATTTTCCCTTTTCATTGAATTGCATTTTTTACATAAAATATTTCTAAATTTACCAGTTTTATGACAATGATCCATACATCTTGTTGTTTTTGATTGTCCGTCTGTTGTTAATAATATTTTACAATCGTCGCAATGTTTAGTGTTAATATATCTTTCATAAACTTTATCATAATCATCTTTTAATCCTTGTTTTTTCCAATTTGATATACGATTAGATTTAATACCAATATCTGATTTACGAAAATTTTTCATATATTCAGAGCGGTTCATTTAATACAATTTAAATACTGTATTTATTTTTAAATCAAATTTACTGTCGGAGTTGTACTATTGCCGTAGCTGGACCCCCTGCGGAGAATATAAGAGTTGAGACTTGGACTTGATGAAGATATAAACTCCAATGGGATTATTAGATTTAAGGTCGCTTTCAACAGATAAACCCCACTGCTCAGATCGGAAATCTTCCCCAGTTTCCCCGATACCGTATTTCACAGCTAACCCATAGACACCACCGCCTTCAGCAATATTCATGTAAGAATCTTCACCGGTTGCCGATGTAGTCATATTGTAGTTTCTATTCATATTAACTGGAGAAACAGAAAGACGTTCCATAGAATACTGACTATCTGGTGAAATTGCCTGAACAAGAGTTTTTACAATCTGTGGATCAACAACCTTGGATCCAGTATTCGTAGCATTAACTATGTTTGTGACGTAATCAAACTCGGCTGGATATTTAGATCCACCCTTTAACCACTGAACTCTACGAATTGGTGCTAATGCTGTAAGAGAACTTCCATCACCACTTGGGAAAGTAGTTGCTTGTCCATCTTGAGTAAGAGTATTGATATTGGAAACAGGCATAAACGTGACAAATGCCGAAATAACATTCTGTAATGCGAGTGAATACTGAATTTGAGCATTCGTAGAATTAATACTTGTGTAGAGAGAAGTAATTGTATTAAAATCATAAGCACCGGCTGAACCACTTGGAGTTCCAGCGGGAATATCACTTATTTCACAAGTTAATTTGAGATTAGATAATTCATAATGAGCATCCCCGATACCAGTGGTAGAACCATCAGTGTTAAAAAGAACATTACTATCTGGTTGAAGTAAAAATTCTAACTGAATACCACCAAAAGCATCTGAACGTAGATCTACCATCTGTCCAGACTGCATGAACCCAGAAGGAATATGAAATGAAAATTCATTCTGCGTTGGAGCAACAGCGGCATCAGCTGTTTCCATTACAGATTTACGGAAAGTAGTGGCATTCGGATAGATTAAACAAGATTGCTGTAAATGTCCAATTTGATCTTCTAGAGAACTAGTGCAAGAAAGGTATGAATTCATAAATTTAGAATAATGACGAATATTTTCACAAACCATAGAAGATCTTGCGGAACGAATAGTTAGTGATTCAATCACATTGTAAATACCAAGACGATTATTCATAGTTACATTATCACCAGCAGTTAAATTTGTCGGTGGATTAGCATTATTTTTAAAAGCATTAAAATTACCAACTATTCTTACTGTGGATGGATCAAGCATACCATCCTGAGCCGATACTGTAAAAGAAAGAACGGGAAAACCATTCTTAAAAGATATCTTTCCATCAGCTGGAATATTATCGGGCCTTATCTCAATGTAGCGACTAGTCATTATTATAAATTAAATACTTATAAAAATTATAAAAGTTAAATTATTAAAAAATTATAATGACTGAACTTTGTAAACTCGCTGAAAAATATATAGTTGATAAATGCCCAAAATATAATCATTATTACACTGAAGAATATCATAAGATTTTAAAAGATAAAAATTATTCATCTATGCTTGAAATTGGAATTGGTTATCCAGAATTAATGAAAAAATTTACAAATGAAAATTATAAGAGCGGAGCATCTTTATTTATGTGGCGAGATTATTTTAATAATTGTATTATTCATGGTGCTGATATTAAAGAATTTAATATTACAGAAGAGAATATTAAAATTCATCAATGTGATCAAAGTAATGTTCATTCATTAGAAACTATGATGAATAAGATTGGTAATGTTGAATTTATAATTGATGATGGTTCTCATATACTTGAACACCAAATTTTAACTTTTCAAACATTAAATAAATATTGTAAAGATATTTACATTATTGAAGATGTAAAACCAGAAAATATAAATACTCTTTGTCGTTTAGCAAATGATAATTGGATAACTAGTTCATATAAACACGGTAAAGATAGTCAAGGATTTGTTTGTTATCAAAGAATTAATCGTCAAAAAATACTTTATATTAATCTTGATTCAAGAAAAGATAGAAGGGAACATATTGAAAAATTACTCTGTGATATGCCGAATGTAGAAAGAGTTTCAGCTATTAAAGATGAAAGGGGCGGGTATTTCGGATGTGTAAGATCTCATATCTTATCTTTAAAAATCGCTTTAGCGAGAAGATATGAAAGTGTAATAATTTTAGAAGATGATTTTAAATACAAAGATAATAGAAGACTTGCGACAATGGATATTCCCGAAGAATATGATATGCTATTATTATCTAATTTAGTGATTGATAAAGATACTGAATCGCATGATGATAAGTTTGACAGAGTATTTAAATGCCAATGGACTAGTGGATATCTCATTCATCAAAAATTTTATCAAAAATTAATTGATATTTTTGAAGAATCATTAGAAAAATTATATGAAGATTATTCAAGATGTAATTATTTAGATATTTATTGGAATAAAATATTCAAAGATAGTTTAATCTTGAAACATAAAAAAATAATTGGAACTCAATTAGAGAATAATTTTAGTGATATTAAAGGATGTGTTTTTAACAGAAGTAATTAGTCTATTGCACGACTTCCACGCCCCCATCTCTAAGAATTAATCTACGGATATGAACCACAAAAGAGTTAAAGAGTTTCGGCTTGCTCGGGGCTATTGACGTTTGATAGCGACAAATTACTGCGAGATCCTTACCCCTTAAATCCAGCACGCCATTCTGGCCGCCAGCAGAGAAACCACGCCCGAATACGAAGTTGTTTAAAAATTCACTAAAAGAACGGGGTTTGATACCGGAATTATCTAATGTCTTTTCTAATTCATACAGATGGAACGCATCAATCGAATTTTTAGTTGCGATTTTCTTTGTGCTAATCTCCCTTGAAGGAACACGCTTACCATCAATAGTATACTGAATGCTTGATAGTTCATCTACGATACCGGTGTATGCTGAACGAGTAGATGCTAAACATATATCCGCGGCTTGTTTGGTTGCCGCAGTAGCATTAGCGAAATTAGTTCCTTGGATAACATAAGTTCCAGAACCCGAAATTAACTGACTAGAAGTGTAAACAGTTGAATCTTGGGGAACAACTAATAAAGATTTTGCACGGCTATTCTGGGCGAATATCTGGAAAGTAGTTTGTCTATCAGTTGATAATATACTGTGTTTATAATTTGTTGCAGACATAATATCAAACTCTATTGCTCTGCCTTCCCGAACTTTATTTATCATTCCTGCTTCATAATTTGGATCTAACATTACCTGCGAAACAATAAGTGCCACATTACTGACTTCATAACTAGCATCATAAGTTGCTGCGTCTGCTACTGCTGTAGAATACATTACATAATCATCACTAGTGATATTAGAACCATTATTCGTAATAGTCGCGTCTAATTTTACTTCAATTAAACCATTGCCACCATCAGCAGCTGCCGAAAGATTAATTTCACTGATTTTAGCGACCGCTGATAAAGTAGATCCACTACCGTTATTACGATCATGGCAGAACTTAAAAGTTTCACCGACAACAAAGGGAAAACGTGCTACTCTATCAGAACCACCGAGATTATTTAGATCCGAAATATAAAAAGTATCTGTTGAAGCAGCATTTGCCCAATTATTTGGAGTAGTAGAACCATTTAATGAGTGGAAGTGCGGGTTAAGCGGTGTTCTTACATCCCGAAGAACACTATCTAACTGCTTGATAACACTCGGACCATCATTTAGATCAATCTCAATGTAAAGACCACTAGTCATCATAACTGGGAAAATAGATACCGAATCGGCGAAAATTCCTGTGTGAAGGGGAAGACTTAACTTGGCGTTTAAGAAATCAGTATCAGAGAAAGCCGTTGTCTGATTACCCGAAGTCTTCTTAAAGAAAGGATTAGTAACAGTATTCGCCATAGCAGTCTTGCTAGAACCTTGATCGCCACGATTATCTGGTTGATGAACCGCACAGCCTTCAGTTAAAGCACGCATATTTTCAGTAGTTCTATCTTTATCATAATCATATTTTACAGATACATATGTTGCATAATCAGCAATCTCTTCAAGAAGCTGACCACGTGAACCATCATAAATACGAATATTTTTGATGAGAGTAGATGTGCACTTATCTAACTGTAAGCGGGTGGGAGTAGCACCCGATGGTAGAGATAACTTAACATTAAACTGAAGATAAGTTTCACGACCATCCATAAATTTAGTTGAAGGATCTACAAAGATCTGAACCTTCTGCCCCGGGGAGTATGAAAGACCATTCTCCGAAGGAACTGAAATTTTCTTTTCTCCAACACTTACAGAATTATCAGCAGACCAATAAGTTGACATATTTTATAATTGTTCTATTATAAAAAAAATAAAAAAATAATTATCAAAAAAGTTAGCGGATAATGCTTATTGTGTTCTTCCAGTTACCGCAGTTAATCCAGTAGTGCCAATCAGGCTTGGTTGTTGCCTTTGAACATCAGAGATCTTTTCAGTTTTTTCAGTTTCTTGTGCTTGCTGTGTTTTTAAATCTGACGCTTGTTTATCTTCATCTAATTTTTCACCAATAGTATCTGTAAGACCACTGGCTAAATCAAGAACACCACCGATGAGTTTAGCAGGTGGAAATATTGTTCCCGCTAAATCACCGATAGTTCCACCAATCTGTAAAAGATTTCCCGCTTTTTCCCAATTATTATTTCCTTGGATACCATCACCTTTGATATCTTCATATAAATCCATCCCACCAAGAGCAGCAGATCCAAGAACACCCGCTTTACCAAGAACACCAGATACCTTTGATGCCGCACCTTCAGTACCACTTAAAGCAGTAGTAAGACCTTTTCCCACTGCTGATTCTGCTGTTTTAGCAACATCAGAAACAGTTTCACCAGCATTAGCACCTTCTGAAACAGCTTCTCTAACTGCTTGTGTGCTTTGTTTCGCTTGAGATAAAAATCCATCTGTAGCACTTCCCGCTTGCTCACGAAGATTATTTGCAGTATTTGCTACCGGATTAGTCGCACTTGTGGCTCCAGCAGCACGATCAGCAAAATATTTATTAAATTCATTAACTTTTCCCGGAATATCTTTTGCTGTCCAAAGATTAACTGCTTGTGTTTTAATCGCTTGGATTGTATCCGCTGATTTCTGTGCTTCCCTTAATCCTTGTATCCGGTCAGTAACTTGCTGATTATGTTCTCTTACACGATCATTATAATCTCTAACTTCTCTAGAACGCATATTGCCCAGAGCGATTGCTGAACTTGTTCCATATAAATCATTCATTTTTATAAAATGAATAATATTTAAATTTAAAAATCAAAATTATTAATAAGTTTTTTGAAACTGCTTTGCTAGTCTATTTCTAATTCTTCAACGACTTCTGTATCTCTTGTTGGATATATTTTAGTTTCATGGCGAATGTATGCTTCAGCTGGATTTTCAGATAGTTTCAAATATAAAAATGAATATCTATCTTTATGAGCTTCATTATATAATTCTATGAATTTATCATGACCACCAACCAGATCGCCATATTCTTCAGCGATCTTTTCTAATTCCTTTTGGTTCTGCTGTTTACAGATGATCACATCTGTGGCGTTATTACGAATCATACCAGAAACAGCACGGAAACTTTGAACAGCGATTATATAAAAATCAATATAATGTCTGAATCTTGTTGAGAAGAATGAGACGTGATTAGTTCTGGAAAAATCTTTAGTAAGGACATCATCCATCACAAGAGCATATGTTGGTCTGTCTTCTTTATTTTCATATTGACCTTGAGACTTTTTAATATTCTCAATAATACTATCTTCATATCTGTCCATGCAATCAAAGTGTTTTGATAATATTTTACCTTTGTTATCTGTGTGAAGAGTAGTTGATACGAATTTAACAACATCAAACTTGTCTTTATAAAATTGTGGGTTGCAGAAATAATTCACAAGTAGATTACTTTTCCCAGATCTTACTGAACCGATAATTAAACAGAGTGATGGCATAGCTGGTAAATTTGGATGAATGTCAGCGAACTTTTGTGAAGGTGTTTCATCTTTCACTTTGAGAACTTTGGGAACAATATTCTTTTTTGGTTCAGACTGTTTAGCTTTCTTTGCCATTATATATAATACTTATTATTTTAAAATTTGATTTAAAATTTATAACTTATATTTAATTGTTGTAATGAGAAATCATAGAAGAGAAAGTATTGCTAATTGGATAAAATATGGAATTAAAAGTGATGATTATGATAAACTTTATGATTATCATATGAGTATCAAAAATTGTCAATTATGTAATGTAGAATTTGATGATTCATTTAAAAATCAAAGATGTTTAGATCACGACCATGAAACAGGTTTATATCGTAAAACATTATGTCGTAGTTGTAATGCTAATTATAAAACAGCGAGACAAAAATTAAAAAAATCAAATACATCTGGACATATGTGGGTTATAAATCATAAAACTAAATCAACCGCTGGTAATATGAATTTTACTTGGAGATTTGATAGAACTATGACACATAAAAGAGTAAGAAAATGTTTCAAAGATAAAACTAAATGTATTGCCCTTTCATTCATTATGTTATTAAAGGAACCTTTTTAATTGCTTCTTATGTCTAGCCACTAACATCTCGCATAATCTTTTATCATTCTTCGGTGTATATCTTGGTTCTCCACCAATATTATAATGATTATATTCTTTTAGCCAATTACCCTTTTTACCATACAAATCATAAATAAAATTATCACAATAGTAATTATGAATCTGTGGTGGAAATACCCATCCGAACATCTTATAATGTTTCTTATGAAATAAGAACTGAGTTGGTATTTGATCATTATTACTGTATCCAGCTGAATATCCAATGTTATTTTTTTCTTTCAATGCTTTTAAAAATACTGTTAACCAATTTGGATTTGTATCAAATCTAATATCGTCGCCCGATATCTGCATATAATCAAAACCATCATTGATACAAGCATTCGCCAAAACATTCCAAATATGAGTTGGTTTCCCTTTAAAAGTATCTTCAAATGAAATCCACTTTAACTTTATATCATCATAAGATTCTGGTAAAGAGATATTGCTGTATAATTTATCATCTTCATCATAACCGATATAAACTGTAATATTATAATTATTTGTCAGATTAGTGATACTCGGTAAAAGTATTTGGTTTAAATAAGTTTCTCTAAAGTTTTTCCATTCACGTTTATTGCTTGTGGTTGGAACAAGGAAAGCTATACTCTCCTTTGTTTCAATAAATAAATTCTCTAATGGAAGAGTAGTTATAAATTCTGAAATTGATTTCTTATCATTAAAATTCATAACTGTTTTAGATGAACCGTAAACAGAATGAATGAAATTTAAAATCATAGATAATTCTTGCCAAGATTTATAATGAACCCTTTTACCATTCGGAACATTATATATATCACCTTCCCTTTGGTAATCATTAAAAAAATAATTTGCATTGTAGTTTGGTGTTTTAGTAATTCTTAATGAACCGTCTTCAAGTTTTTCACATTCAGGGATAAATTCTTGGTAGTCACAATCAAAGCCAGCGATATCCACATGATTAAAATAATCTAAAGCAAATAAGACAGCTGATGAACCACTACAATAAGTATTCGCGAATTTAAAGATTGAATCACAATCTTTTAAAAGATCTTCAATGAATAAGATTGTTCCATCCTTCTTATAGTCATGCCATACATTCTTAATTGTTTCACTCACTAAATATTTCTTACACTTACCTTGTTTGATATATTCAACTACTTCTAAATTCTTTTCACATACTACTCGGTCAACATTCACATAAAAATCGGGATGAATATTAATCTGGTTCCAATATCGGAAAGCTAAACAGCAACCACACCACGCATCATATCGTGAATATATCTTCTGAAATTTAAAATTTTGTAGCGATTTCCCATTACCAAGCACAAGCACACTCATTATATATTATCAAGAAATATTTTATTTTCCCCACCACGAACTTATATTTGAATCGTGAAAATATGGATTATGTGAAGAACAATCAATATGTTTCTTTTGATTAAATACTGTAAGTAAATCATGTATATCTTTTTTGGGAACGTGTCGCTTTAACATATGATGTCCAGTTGTCTGAAAGACCAATCTTCCTTTCCAAGTTTCATATATTTTTTTTCCTTGTTTTTCATACGTTCTTTTTTCAATATCTTCTATGATATCTAAAAATAAAGGATTTCTATCTGTTGATCCAAATACGGCATTGTATGGTAATTTATTTTTATCAATGGACCATCTTGTAAAACATTGATTATTATTCTCTAAAGGTGTTAAATCTTGTAAAGGAAAAACATCGCAATCAATATACCAGCCGCCATGAATGAAAAGAATAAGATATCTTATAAAATCACATCTTTGGATTGGATAACGAAACTCTTGCCAAAGTTCTATATATTGTGGGAAATGTTCAATCAACAATTCTTCACATTCCTTTAAGTCCCAAAGTTTATATTCATAACCATAATGTTTAGCGAATTGTTCTGTTTTTAAAGTGTGTTCTTTAAACTTGGGAATTTGTTCAATACTTTTACCATCATTAAATAGCCCGTAAATCTGATGAATCTTTTTCGGTATCATTTATAATCATTATTTAGAAAAAATTTATTTAATATAATTATCGTAAAAATTAAAGAGAACGCTTCCCCACAAGATGTTTGTGAATAATATCATTTGTTAAATAACAGCCAAATTGAGACCAATATTCTAGCTTCTCTACTTCACTCATCTTTTTCCACTTTCTACTTCTCATCATAGTATTGTAAATAAATTCAATAAATCGTTTATTGTTCTTATTATTACTCGGCATAGTTTCGCACAACCTTAAGATATTCTTTCTGTCGCAAAGAAAAGATCTTTCTGTAAATCCGTGGGTTTTTACTGAACCCTTTTCAGATTCAATAATTTCAAACCAATTATAATTTTCATTAATTATTTTGTGTGGGAAAGATAATATTTTACAATTTGGTAAACCATTCATCAAATCCACAACAGATTTCAAATCAAACTGTGGTAAAACAACATCGTCTTGAACGACGAGAAGTTTGTCCGCCACCGAGATTTTACTGAACCCTTTTATCATATTTCTGAAATAAATACATTCTTTGAATTCAATAACTTTAAAATCAGAATAAATAC